ACATATACAAGGATACCATCGAAGCGTATTGGTCAGACAAGGATGTACGCTTTGCATATATGAACAACTGTGTGGGATGTTGGTGGAGATCGCCAATGTTATTGTCGCACATGAACAGCAAGTCTCCAGACAAGATGAATTGGTTTGCTGAGGCAGAGGAAAACAACAAGGGAACATTTAGATCAGACGTCACATATCGTGAGATCATCAAATGGAAAAGGCAGATGCAACTGTTTGATGAAGACTTCTCTGAATGTGACTCAGGATATTGCGGACTTTAATTTTATAAATATGATAGCAGTGTTACTTACTTTAATAGCGATTGGTTTGCTCGCATTGTTCAATGGAATGAACACAAGCATACGACACATTAACAAAAAGATTGACGACCATGGAAAAAATATGTAAAGCACAGTCACGAAAAACCATGTGTGCAAAGACTCGTCAGTACGTAGACGAACGCCTGGAGAAGATGGCGCTGTTGCATGCAAGCCACGGAACAGGTAGCATGCATGATGCCGGCGAAAACCTAAAACAAGTAGAGAAAAAATACCTTCAAGAAATAGAGGTCATTGCGCCAGAGTATTATAAAAGAATAATTCAAAACTCATGAGTGATTACTTCACATTTGTTCAGCGTAGAAACGCAGTGATCATTAAGAATACTATTACTACATTCTGTCGTATCAATGGTGTGGAGCAACAGACTTTGGATATGGCCAGGAGAGATCGTCATTTGGTAGAGACAAGAACTCTCATCTGGAACTTTCTCAGAGAGCATACCAAGATGAGTTACCAACACTTGGGTAAACTCTTCAATCGTGATCACGCTACTGTGTTACACGCTATGCGTAGACACCGCTCCAATCTTGAGGAGTACAGCAACGGCAAGCCTGTAAACAAAGAGTACAAAGAAAAGTGGGAGGATGGATGCGGTATTATCATAGATCTTCTCAAGCAGAAAGAAATGTACGATGCTTCTTTCAAGTACAGGGTAGTTCTATATACCAACGATCCAATTCATTTTACCAAACATCAAATCATAAGCACCACTGAGTTATGATTATTAGCGACAAGTACAAGTGTATCTTCATACGCGTACCCAAGAATGCAAGCACATCAATCGAAAAGGTCTTCGGTATCCATGATCCTGGATCTATCTACCCCAATGATAAACCACCATACGGTCATGAGGTTGCCTCTGATATAAGAAGGATTGCCGGAGAAGAAAAGTGGAACTCGTATTTCAAGTTTGCTTTCTTCCGGAATCCAGAGGAAAGATTTATCTCTCACTTCAGATATAATTTAGACTTTAATTTTCCAACTCAGCAATGGCTATGGGTATTCATGCCCGACAAAGAACTTAACAGAAGAGAAGATAAGATAATAGATAAGCACAACTTCGCACAGTTTCATACCTATGATAAGTATTGGTCACGTCCTAAGTTCAAATACCAACAAGTAGAATGGATCGATGAGGATGATATATTCGTAGGAAGCATGGATCGTTTACAAGAAGATTGGCAGTACATCTGTAACAAGATTGGATTGGGTGCAGAACTACCAATGACAAATAGATCTGGCAAAGAGGGTTGGCGTTTAGATGAAGAGGTAAAAGAATTAATTAAAATATACTACAAAGAAGATACGAATTACTACAACTCACTATGACACCGCAGGAAGAAGCCGCGCAAGCACGAAGAAAAGGACAACCTATTTACCATTACGAAGTCGATATAGTTTGGCAGACAAGAAGAGGTAAGAAAGTTTCCATCCACCGTTGGGAAGATATGTACTGTGTAAGTAGAGCAAAGAATCTAATACACTTAAACAAGGACAAGAAAGCCCTACGTTTTCTACAGGATCAAACTAAACTTACAGCCAAGAAAGAAAATTTTCGAGTCTATCGTATCAAAGAACAAAAAATTGTTGGATATTCGGAAATACACTTAGAACAAGACTACGAGAATGAATTCACCTGAAAAGATTACGATGTTCCAATCCATCAAGGACATCGACAACCCGTACTACATTACATTAGAAACTGCACTTGATAGAATCAAGGACGGTACAAGCCAACCCAAAGTATCTCAGGTAAGAGAAGGGGAAACAAACGTCAAGAAAGAATTACCTGTGGCGCTGTTTTCAGGTGTGTTCTCTGGACGTAGAGACTCAGACATTAAAGGACACAGCGGGTATATTATTCTTGACTTTGACCACATCAATGTCCCGGACTACAAAGCGATGTTGGGTACGGATGAATACATACGTGCGTGTTGGACGTCTCCGAGTTGCGATGGACTAAAGACATTGGTCAAGATCTCTAACCCTGAAAGACACCGTGACCATTTCAGAGCGTTACAAGCATACTTCGATAGGACTTACGGATTAGAAGTTGATCCCTCTGGTGTAAATGTTTCTCGTGCATGCTTTGAAAGTTTTGACCCTGATCTAATATCAAACGAAAAGCCAAAGACATTCGGGTTAATGCTTGGAGAGAACGTCAAGCACGAAGAGTATGTTGCACCAGAATCATACACGGACTACGATAAGGTTGATATTGTTGCCCGTATGATTCGCGAAGCACCCGATGGGCAGAAGCACAACATACTATTGAGAGCCGCAATTCTTTGTGGTGGTTACATCGCCGCAGGTAGAATGGAGGAGGACGAGGCTATCCGTGTTATGATGCGTGAGTTAGATCGTAGAGACGTAGATGACTTTGACTTAGCCAAGAAGACTATTACGGACGGTATTGTACAGGGTAAGATGATGCCTATCCGTGAGATCATTGACGACGAGAACAAGATCCGTCGTGAAATGAAAATCAATGACGGGGATATGTCTTTCATATCAAGTGACCACGACGACCTGGAATGGATTAACAAGTTTGCTAACGGCGATATAGAGAAAGGTTTAACCACAGGTCTACCTACCCTTGATAAGTATTACCTATTTAAGAAGGAGTTTACAATCATCAATGGACACAGTAACGTAGGTAAAACTACGATGGCGCTGTATCTTATGGTTACCTCTGCAGTTCTTCATGGTTGGCGATGGATTATATACAGTTCGGAAAATAAAACAGCCACAGTTAAGATGAGGCTGATGGAATTTCTTGTTGATGTACCTATTCAAGATATGCACTACGAAGAAAGGGTAGCCGCATACAAGTGGGTCAATGAACACTTCACTGTGATTAGTAACAACCAGGTGTATAGTTACACCGACCTTTTAATCTTTGCAGAGAAACTTGTAAGGCAAGAAAGATACGATGGCTTTCTAATAGATCCATACAACTCTCTGAAGATGACTATCTCTAAGAGTGCTCAGACTTCAAGTCACGAATACCATTACGAAGCCGCCTCTGAAATGCTTACGTTCAGCGTTACTAACAACATGGCTATATGGTTGAACAGTCACTCCATTACTGATGCTCAAAGAATCCTGGGTCCTGATGGTTTACCTGTCGCACCTCAGGCATCACAAACTGAAGGCGGGGGTAAGTGGAGCAACCGCTGTGATTCCTTCTTGACATTTCATAGAAAGGTGCAGTCAGACGACTACCACATACGTACAAGAACTGAGATACATATACGTAAGCAACGTAACCAAGAAACAGGTGGTATGCCGAGCCCATACAATGATCCTGTGCTCTTAGAAATCAATTCATCACGCACAGGTTTCCGTGAATTAGGTACCGGTGTTAAAAGTTTTCAACCTTTAGCGTACAAAGACAGCACTTTATCCCTATATTAGAGTGTGAACGAGTACACAGAGATACTTTTAGAGTTGCCTAAACCGCCCTCGCTTAATAAGTTTTATGCGGGGAAACACTACGCTGTAAGGCAGAACTACAAGAAGAAATACTTTGAACAAATCAAACTCTCTCTGGAGAATCACGACAAGTTCTGGATGGACACCTTTGAAATACATGTCCTTTATAACTGTCGGTACGATGTGGACAATGCTATTTGTTGTTGTAAGTTCTTGGCAGACTACTTGAGATACGAGGGGTATGTAAAAGATGATAGCCCTAAGTTCTTTAAGAAACAGTCCACAGCCTACGATGGCGATCTCGGTAAAGATCTTTTTGTAGCAAAGATTAAAGGTTATGGATACAAAATCGTTAAGTAAGATCTACTTCCTGGCTACAAGTAGAATACACAAGGCTGCGACAGAACTGTACGAAAGCCTACACGATGTATCCGGGAACCCACGAACAGACGCAGAGCGTTTACACAACACTATCAGAAAACACAAACGAGACATAGACGCTGAATTCGATATGGTTAGATCAGCGCTGTTAGAATTTTATGATCACTCTGATTTATCTTGATGGGCTAAGTGGTATTAATTATCATAGGTTGATGACTCCTTTCTTGAGATTAAAAGAAGAGGAGGATGTCAACATTCACTTCTTTCAAAACTTTAATGACTTGAAGGATATGGATCTATCAAAGGTGGGGCAACTCATTGGGTCCAGGAGATTCAGTGTGTCAGATCACAAAGGGTTTAAGAAATACTTAGCAGACAACGATGTCAAAGTTATTCTTGATAACGATGATTATTGGAAACTACCGAAAGACAACCCGGCATTTGAACACTACAAGAAAACAGAAGAAAGAAATATCCGTGAGAGTATTAAGATCGCGGACGAGATATGGACACCTTCATCTTACTTAGCGGATCGTATGCGCCACATAAACCCTGACGCTGTATATAGGATTATACCTAACACTGTATACGAAAAGGAAAAGCAGTGGGCAGATTACCAGAAGGATGTTCCTAAAGACTTTAAGGTGCGCTTCGGATACCTTGGCGCGAACGGACATCAGAAAGATCTCGATGAGATAGGGATGGACTTTGAAGGGTATGAGTTGTACTGCATGAATCTCATGGACTATCCAGAGAAGTTAAAAGCCAAATACAAAATGAATCCTGTGGATATCACGCAGTACGCTCAACTCTACAAGTTCTTTGACGTATCGATAGCCCCACTCAAAAACTCAAAGTTCAATAGATGTAAGTCTGAGTTGAAGGTGGTTGAAGCAGGGTTCACTCGCACCGCGATCATAGCAAGTAACGTGACCCCGTACAAAGAAGTTATCGAGCATAACGTCACAGGCATATTATGTGATACGCCAGAAGATTGGAAAAGAGAAGTGGCTGACATGACCTTGGGTAAAGCACAACGTCTTGCCAATAACCTTTACGAATACTGTAAAGAGCATTACGATCTAAGCAAGGTTAATAAGGAACGGTTAAAAGGACTGTCATGAAAACCGTACCTATACCGCCGTATTTAAAAGACTACGCCCATGATTTAACTCTCTTACGTATACAAGAGAATAAGGATCGCTATCAAGGAACACACAAGCAACGCAAAGGCTACAAGAAGTCAGTGTTGTTAGGATCTGTTTCAAGAGAATACTACACAGAGTATGTTGGCATCCTCGGAGAACTATTAGTCAGACACTATCTGGAACTAAGTCCCGATGTAATTGTGTACACAGTATCATCGCTGTTTAAGAGGGGTGGCAATGTTAGTGATGACTCAGATATAATAGTCGAGTCGGTATCCAAACAGTATAGATTAAGCGTCAAGACCTGTGAGGAAACTTACAAAGCAAACAAGCAGGCAATAGACACAGAGCAACCAGACATAGTTCTGTTCGTCAAATTTATTTCTCCTCATGAATACATCATGGCCAACTTCACTCTGGATCAGGTAAGATCCTGGAGGGTTACAACGGGGGCATACTCACCATACTACGAATTGGAATGAGCCCACTAAAGCATCCTCCATACCACCACTGTAGTAAGTGTAAGAAGTCTAAACTTAGATCTGAGTTTCATTTAGATAGAAGCAGACCTTCTGGACTACAGAGATATTGTAAGGAGTGTAAGAAAAAGAGAGACGCTGTTGGAGTGCACAATGGTTATTTTTTAATCTACTATCTACCCAAAGAAAGATATATAGGCATGACTAAGAATTTCAGCAAGAGAGTAGCGAAGCACAAAAAGTCAGGCAAGAATACCAAGTATGCGTTTATAGTATTGAAAACCAAGCACATGAAACTCGCTCATCTTGTGGAAACAATGTTTCACATGGTTGGGTTCAAGGGATTTCGTTATTAGGTTTTATAGTATCTTCGGTGCTCCCACAATTTCGTGGACTTTAACAATTATTTATCGCTCATTATGGAAGACTTCGACAAATTCGTAGCAGAACTTGAATCGGCTGAACAACCGACTTGTAACATTTTAAATCCAGAAGATTGCGAGGCCTGTGGTTCTTGATTAAACGAAGAACTTATCTACAAAACGTCTTGCTACGACGAACGAAAGAAGAAGTAACAGCAGGTAAAAAGAAAACTTGTAAACCTTGTTGTACCACCTGTCGCTGTCCTTCATAACGAGGGACGGCACAGGTACTTCAATCGTCCTCACTATCGTATCCGAGGCGCATTGACCTTCTATAATAAGTGTGTCCAGCCTCTTTACGATTCTTACTTTCAGCCTGTCCTTTTCTACTATTATAGTATCGTGTTGCTTCGTAGTCACAGTATCCGTGATAACCACAGGCGGCACTACAACCGTGTCCTTTACAACCAACGTATCTTCTACCAGAATCGTAGGATCTTTCTTCACTGCTCTCTTTAGGTGCCATTGAGCGCTGCAACTGTTCAATAAGAACGGTATCATTAACACGGTTAGCCATCTCATAATTGTTTTCTGTAAAATTAATACTATTTGTGATCATTAAAATACTTGATGATATCACTTTCTAACTTTGAGTCCATCACGAAAGATCCATCGTACTCTATGGAAATAAATGTTTCATCACCTTCTTGTGTGATCTCTAATGTATAGGGTACTTCCTCGTATTCTAAACTGAAACGCTCTGTACGCTGTACCATTTTTACGTATTCATTAGAGTGTACAACTTCTTCTATCTTCTTTTTACTGAGATCTGGAAGGTTTTTTATAAGTGTTACATACTTAGCATAGTTTGTATTACCCGTGTCTACTATAAAGTTTTGATTTAAAGTGGTCATCATATAGAACCTTTGTTTTTTATTCAAGCCACCCTGATCAAAGCGACCGGTAAACTTTACCAAAGGAAGAGACATGATTAAGTCTCTGATAGATTCGTTGAAATCATTGTAGTCGACAGAATGCGTCACGGAAGAAGGACCCCTCACATCTTTGTTGCAGGGAATCATCAGCAACTCATAATAGTTTCTTAGACCTATTACTGATTTAATATCATTCTTTATCCGTTGCATACTTCACCCCCATGATAGTACCAACTATACTGAACGCATTAGTAAGCAGTATACCAAACATGTTGGACCAGGTACTTCCTATAATCTGTGTATCTCTACCAGAGAATATTGCCCACCCATACATCAATGTAGTCAGTATACCTACACCGACAATAACCCATAGTGCTACCTTTACAATAGTACCTATCAGTTCAAACTGCGTGCGCTTCTGCATGAGTTCAAGATCTTCAACGGCTTCATCTCTTAGTTGCTTGGCTTCATCTAATGCATTCTGCAACTCGATAACAAGAGCCTCTTTTATAACAGCGGCTTCTGCTAACTCTGTGTTCTGCTTTTGTACCCTCTTGGTGATCTCTAATCTCTTGCGACGAGAATCAATGTCTCTGCGTTTAGATTCCTCTATATATTCTTTGACATCAGTAGATAAAGACTTCGATATAATCTTTACAAAGTTTCCTTCTATGTAAACCTTTTTAGCCTTTGCTTTACGCAAGGCTTCTTCTACTGTGTCTTTTCCGGTTATCATCTGTATACCTTAAAGGCATTTGTTTTATCCTGGTAGCCTTTGTAATCTCCTTTAAACTCTTCCAAACGTGGTTCAATATCATCAGACTTTATAATCCAGAATTGAGCACCTGCTTTTTTTGCTTTCTCTATTTCTTGTTTGTCATCTGATGAAGAGATGATACCTACCACACAGCCGTTACCGTATTCAAAATTAATCTTGCGCACCATTTCAATACCATCGAAACTGGATCCAATAATATTCAAATCTACGAATACACATTCTGGCTTCTCTCCCTTCGGGTCATCGGGAAACCATTCTTTAAATTTTTTATCAGCCTCATCGGAGGAGTTCAATGCCTCTAAGGATAATGTAATATCCAGAAGGCTACAGGCGTCTTCAAATACTAAGTGGAATAAATCTTCGTCGTCGATGAGAAGTATTGAGTTGATCATTGTCTTATTTTATCTTGATTAATACTTTAGTACCATTGCTTTGTTTCTCTGCATGCACACTAAATCCATGCTCATTTAATATAGCGAGACATATATTTAGTCCAAGGCCTGAACCTTTTTCTTTTTGATCCTTCTTCCTTGTGTATGGTTTAGAAAAATCAATAAAGTCATTTTGACTCATGCCTCTTCCGTTGTCCTCAACGCACATCACTGAATCTGTATGCATGTATATAGATACAAATTTAGTGGCGCTGTCGTTGTATTTCAACCCATTGCGAATTAAGTTATCAATCGCTGTACAAAACAATGGCTCGTTGACCATGATCGTAGGTAGTAAACCTATCTTTACCTGCTTCACATACGAAGTGCTCTGAAGATATGATTTCATTATCTCAGTTAAATTGTAGCGCTGTTTATCTAACTGTGCATCCTCCTTAACCAAGTTAGTAAACTCCTTTACCCCTGAGTACACCTTTTGTGTGTGACGCAAACCCTCCTCCAACATTCTAAGAGGTGATTCGATTTTAAGTTTCTTGATTTGATCTGAATCCAATCTTCGTTTCAGTGAACTCAATCCTCGTGGCATGTACGTATTGATGCCCGAATGCATATCGTGTCGTAGAATTTTTGCGGCATGTTCAAGGTAAGAGTTCTTTTGATTTACCAAAACCTCTGCTTCATACTGGCTTGTAATGTCAGTGGCTATTTTTAAAATCTTGACTATACTTCCAGAGGAATTACGCACAGGGGTGTAGTTACCAAATATCCAAACTTGTTTACCTGTTTTAGACACACGCTCAAAGCGCCCGCTTACAGATTCACCTGATCTCAAGCGATTCCAAAAGTCAACATACTCTTGGCTCTCTCGTATGTATAATGGCACTAAGAATTTATGATTCAATCCACGTACAGATGAGGCTGTATGCTCAATGGCTTGGAGAAAGTTTTTGTTGGCTGATTTAATTATACCATCCATATCCAAAGTGACCACGATATTCGCAGACTCAATGGCTTTCATTTGTAGATCAATATTTTTTTCTTTGATTTTAGTTGCCCTTATGAAATGGTGGACAACATAAGAGAATGGGGGTATGAATGTGATGATACACCCGTACCCGAACTCTGCTAATAAATATGAGGGATCACAAAACCTAAATACAATACAAGTCTGTACTGCAAAGAAGGCAAGGATTATGACTGCAGATACAGCCAGACATATTTTTAAAATAAGATTCATTCATTTTTTTTACGCAAAAAATACCAACGCTGTATAGTATAACCTATGGATGCAATCAACAGTATTAATTTCAGAGTGTCCTCTACAGTGCTGTAAGAAATCATTAATGTAATACTGTTAAGAGAATAAACTCTTGCATCGTCGAGTGTCATTATATAGCGTTTATGAATGTGCATTTTTATTTACCTGAAGGACCTGATGGCTTATTAGCAAACTTTTCGATTCCCGCAACGCCGAAACTACCAAGAGTGATTATAACAAAACTGTTATACACGAACTCATTGACTGTTAAATCCTTGCCGAGGATTCCCGTGACAATATCAGCCACCATTACTAACACCATGACAGCGAATGAAAAGAAACCAATAATTGTTTTCTCATTGTAATCATTACTGTCTTTAAATATCTCTTTCATAATATTAAAAAGTTTTACCAAAGATAATAATACTATTCCGGAAGTTCTATGTCGTAGAGAATGTAACGCTGTTCGTCTTTGCTCTTACGGAAGGTGCTCTTGATGGTTCTCTCGAAGTCTTGAACGATCTTAGGGTTACTGTACTTATCTGAATAAGCAATAGCAAACTCATAGGCTCTCTTTACTTCATCAAGTCTTGCCTTTCTGTTCTTACGACGTGAACTACCTTCTTCCATATCCATGTACGGCTCTTTGAAGTTCTGGTCAGACATGTTGTAGTAGAACTGCTTAGAGATGTTTACAGGATAATCTCTGAACACTACGTTGGTAGCCAGAGCAATAGCGTTTAGTGGTTCCATCTCTGCATCAGGATCTCTCTCTAATTGTTTCGCTCTCTGGCGAAGTTGTCTCTCAATGAATGAGATGTTAGGCGGAACGAATACTTCTTTTAATGTATATGTACCAAGTGTCTCATCCCAGTGCGTGTACCCCGTAGGGATTAGATTACGGTTGAACCAGTTCAGATCCTCACTCTTTACAATCTCCTCACCGTATTGGTTCTTTCCTTCTACGAGATTGAACAGAAGTTTGATTGCCATGTTTGGATCCTTGAAATCACTAAGGATACTCATCAAGTTATCGTATCGCGTCACACCTTTACGTCCGTAGATCAATCCCTGGATCTCATCGTAAGGATCTTCTGAACTCATATTGACGTAACGGATGTCGCCATTCTTCTCCATCTTGATCGGGATAATATTAGCACCTTGCATCCAAGGAGGTAGGATTAAGTTAGTGCCTCTTGCTGCCATTGCCAACTCTTCCTCTTCTTCATC